ATGTCGATCAGCGCCTGCTCCAGCGAGGTCTCGCTCAGATCCGCCGAGACGGCGAGCTCGTTGCGAAGGTCCGGACCGGTGAGGGTCGGGTGGTCCGTCGCGCAGAGCGCCTTGCCGTCGCCGCCGACCGAGGTCGTGAACGCGCCGTTGAGCACGTCCGCAGCCTTGATCTGCTTGGTCTGCGCCATCGAACGAGCGAGCGCCTTGGTGTAGCGCGCCGAGAGACGGTCGTAGAGGTTGTCCTCGACGGCCTCCTCGGTGAGCGCGAACGCCAGAGCGATCGTCTCGTGCGTGTAGCGGGCGGTGTAGACTTCCTGCGCCTGGTCGTAGGCGACGCCAGCGCCTTCGCTCTTGACCGGGGCCTCAGCGAAGCCGGACTCCATCACCTCCTCTTCGAAGGCGCGGTCCGAGGACTCCACGGAGTAGATCTCCTTGTGTTCCTCGGTGTAGTTTTTGTACTCCAGACCGAACAGCGCGTTCAGACCGGGCTCAAGCTCCTTGACGAGCTGTGCACGTGAGATTGCCATGTTGTGTACCCCTTACTGGCCAGCCACACCGGCACTTCCGTACAGGTGCTCGTTGATCTTGACGATCACGATGGTGAAGTTCGCGGCAAGGTCATTGCCCGGGATGTCCCACTTGCCGACGAGCTTGAGGTTCTTGGCAGCGGCGGTGCCGATGTCCGAAGAGTCGAGCGTCATGGCCGAGAGACCGGTGACCGTGGAACCCGTGGTGCCGGTGGTGATGTCGGCGTTCTTGCCGAAGTCCGCCTGCACCGCGTCTTCATCGCATTGGATGATGAAGAGCTGATTCGGGTCGTCCATCACGTCGGCAACGATCTTGCCAGCGGTGATGTTCACGCTGCCCGGATAGAAGTTCTTCCAGGTCGGCTTGCCCGTGCTCGGGTCGATGTAGTTGCATCCGTTGAAGACGCCGACCGCCGCGGTGTGCGTGGCCGGATCGAACCGAAGGATGTAACCGTCCTTGAGGGTGACGAGATCACCCTGATAGATAGCCCCGACCTGCGTGTCAGCGATCTCGTAGCCGAACTGCTTCTGGGAACCAGTCGCGGAGAGATTGCCGAGAGGACGCAGACCAAACGGCTTGTTCACATTTGCCATTTTGATTTGACCTCAGAAAAAGTTATTCACCGGCTCCGTTGTTGGAGCCACCGAATGAAACGCGAGACCTGCGGTTCGGGCGTTCGATGAGCATGCTGTGGTGCGCATTGCTCTTCAAAAGCTCGTTGTCCGCGGCCTGCATCTGGTCGTTCGCCTTCGACCGGTAGTACGCGTTGCGCTCCTTGACGCTCTCTTCGGGAATTCGCGCGAGCAGCAGGCCACCGACGCTGATCACGCCAGCGTGGCGACCATCCTCGACGGACGGAACAGGGAAGTCGGGATATTCGTCCGAGCGAACCAGCTCGTATCCTTCACGGATACGACCCGCGATGTTCGCTCGGTCATCCACCCCGCCGGCCGATGCCCGGATCCAACGGTGCTTGTACCCAAGAGGCGCTGGGGGCGCATCCAAGCGAGAAGGGGGAGCCCAGGGCTTGCGTCGCGCAACCTTCACTCGGCTTTCGGCCTCGCGCGTGGTGCGATTGATCTGCGGAACTTTGACGTCAGACATGTGGGTTACTCCTTCACGTACTTGGCGTATTCCTCAAGAGGAACGCCCAGCTTTTTTGCAATGGCTACCTGACTGGGGGACAGTCGAACGGTGCGGCGCGCAGTAGCATTGATCCCGGACGAGCGGGTGGCAGGGGCGACCGTCTGCACGTGGCGGTTCCTGCTCTGCGTAGAGCCGGAGGCGTCCTCGAACTTGGCGGGGAAGGCCTCACGGATACGTTTGTCAAGCTGATCATAGTACTCGTCCGAGCTGGGGTCAAACCCTTCTGCTTGAACAAGCTGCCGATGGATGCCCCAGGCGGCATGGGTCATGACCGTATCACGACCGTACCACTTGTTGCGCTCCGCCCAGGCCTCGACCCGCGGGTCCACCGGAGCGGGCTGCTGCGGGGCCTGGTACTGGGGCTGCTGAACGGGCTGGGCCGGCGGCTGGGCCTGAGCGTTCTCACGCTGCGCCAGAGCCGCACGAAGGTTGCTGTCCTCCACCGCCAAGGCCGCCAGACGCTGCTGGGCCTCGGTCTCGGTGTCGAGATCACCCTCGTCACGAGCCTTGCGGATGATCTGCTTGAGGGCCATGGCCTGCGTGTCGATGCGGCTGCGGGCCTCAGCCAGACGATCCCCGTCGCTGCGCATGTAGCGCTGCTGCAGGTCGCTGTTCTGGGCCTGGACCTGGCGGGCGTAGTCGAGCGCCGCCTCCTTCTGCCGCTCCGTCTCGCGCAGGCGCGCGGTGAGCTTGTTGATGCGACGACGGACGTTCTCCGTGTAGTCGTCAAGCTCGCCACCCTTGTCCTGCCGCGGGGCGGCATCCTGGGCGGCATCCTGGGCCGCGGTTGAGGCGGACGCCGGCGCAGCCGACTCGTTCTCCTCGACCGGGATCTGCAGGGTGGTCGGCTGCTCGCCGTCACCCACATTGAACTCCAACTGCTCTCCTGACATCGTAGATGCTCCTGTTACCACATGTGAAGGACGTCTTCGGGATCCTTGATGGTCCCTAGAACTTCGTCGTCGTTGATCAGGCGGATCTCGCCCCCGTCGATCGGGATGCGAGCCCCGGCATAGCGGGCGAAGACGATCCAGTCACCCTCCACGCACCACGGGCCAGAGGGGTACTTGCTCTGGTCGGAGTAGGCCAGCGGCCCCATCCGAAGCACGTACCCGCACACGGTCGTGAGCTGCTGCTTGCGCTGCGTCTCCTCCGCGAGCGCGATTCCGCCCTTGCTCTTCTCCGCTCCGCGATACGGCAGGATGGCGATGCGCCATCCGGCCGGGGCCGGGAGCCGGTCAAGGACCGACTGGTGGATCTTCTCGGGAAGGAGACCCTCGGAGGTGTATGCGTCCTCCAGGGTCGGGAGCTTGTTCACGCTCTCCTCCGCCCACTTCTGCTCCAATGCCGTCATCTGCTTTACCGTTTCCATGCGTCTCCTCGGGTTGCGAATCCGTCCTCGTCCGTATGCCGCGTAAGCAGCGCTCTCACGGAGTCCTCGACCAGACGCAGCCCCTCAAGCCGACCCATCATGTAGCGGTAACGCTCTATGTCGGTAATGGTCCCGTTCAGCACGATCTCCTGGGTCCCCTCGCGGAGCTTCCGGATCTCAAGCAGCACGGCATCTGCGAATTCAAGCATGGTCTTCCCCATGAAAAGCAGCCAGTTCAGCGCACCGGCTGTGAGCGCTTGGGCAGGTTTGCTGCCCAGCAAATATCAGTAGATCTTGGTGGGTCGCCGGCCATCCCGGCGGAACACCTCGCGGCCCACGCCGCCACCGTCCTTCATCTTGCGGGACTTGCCCGCGCTCTCGTACGCGATAGCCGCGGCCTGTTTCACGGCAGCGGCCTTGCTCTTGGGCTTGCTCGTACCGATGGAGCCCTTCTTCTTGTACGAGCGCACGATCTCTCCGATGTTGGAGCTGATCACCTTCTGGCTGGAGCCCTTCTTAAGCGGCATTCGGTCTCACTCCCTTGTTGGCCTGCGCCTGCATCTGCAACTGCAGACGGGCGTTGTTGTAGGCGGTCGTCTGCTGCAGCTTCGCCTGATCCAGCTGCAGCTTGCCCATGCCGAGCTTCTCGCGCATCGCGATCTCCTGCTGCTTGAGCGCCACCACCGGATCCTCGCCGCCCTCGCCCGAGATGGAGGACTGCATCTGCTTGAGCTCCTGGATGTAGACCGCGATCCGAAGCGCGATCAAACCCTCGCGCTGGATGTCCGAGACCATCCGATCCGGATCCGCCCCGTACTGCATGAAGAGCTCCGCGGCGACATCTTCCTCGGCCTTGAGCCGCACGTGATCGTAGATGTGCTGCTGCAGCTCCATCGCCGCAAGCGGATTCGACTGCACCGTGGGCGAAAGCCCCATCACCAGATGCGCCAGCATGTGCGCATCGTGCTGCTGGCCCGCGAACGCCTTCAACTTCATGCCGTTCAGCACCGAAGCGTTCTCGGTCGCCGGATCCTTCGGCATCTGGTTGTTCTGCGGCAGCAGGATCCCGTCGATGTCGCGGATGTTCAGCGCCGAGTAGACCCGGTAGTAGGCCTCATACATATTGTGCATCTGCGGGGCCGTCTGGGCCATCTGCAGCTGCATCTGAGCGAGCTGGATACGCTGCGCGGTGCTGAAAATGTTGGGATCCGCAACCGGCTGCACCGAGACCATGTTGCTGAAATCCGAGCGCTTGATGCGCCGGCTCGCGCCCGGCACGTCATAGGGGTACTCGTCGGGCATGAACTCCCCGAACCCCTCAAACAGCAGCCGGAACTCCAGGCTCTGCGCGTAATGCAGGCGCTTGTGGATCGACGACATGACCATCGACCCGCGCTCCAGCAGCGCGAGCGTCGTTCCGACCTGCGCGTACTGGTTCCCATCGCCCACCTGCATGTCCGCGGTGCTCGACAGGCGCTTGCCGGCGTCCACAAGGAACCCGAGCAGCGCAAACAGCACCTGACTCGGCTCCTTGTAGGGCAACGGCATCAGCGAGGCCGACAACTCGGCTCCGCCCGCGTCAATATCGCGCCATTCGCCCGGCTGGATCGGCGTATTGTCGTCCGCGATCCGCGCACCACGGGCCTTGAAGCCGCCGGGCAGGTTCGCAAGCGTTCCGGAGTCCAAAAGTTGGCGCAGAGCGCTCGTTGCGGCCTTCGACAGGCCACCAATGAGGTGCACGAAGCCCAAACCGTACGCGCCCGGGCCTTCGACAAGCACGTAGTGCACGAAATAGTTGCGCCGGCGCTTCTTTTCGTCGTCCTTGCGCCAGTTTCGGCGGATCCCGACGACCTTGAACGAGTCTTCGGCGATCGTGACGACGTATGGGAGCTTGATCCCGGTCGGATTGCCGTCTTCATCGACGTCTTCGAAGCCCGGAAGGTCCAAATCGACCAGCATTTCCAGCAAAAACACCTCTTCAAGGTGATCTGTGGGCTGCACACCGACGATCTTGTCCACCGCGGCCTGGATTTGGCCGGGATCCGAGGACGCCGGATCAAGATTCAGCCCCGCATCGACGTATTCACCCGAGAAAACACGCTTGCGGAAGTCGTTTGCGTCCATCGCGATGCGATGCGTGACCCGCTTGCATTGGGAAATGACGCTGGAGCCGTTGTACGGAAGGTAAACATCCTCCGCCAGGCACAGTTTCGAGACCATCCGACCGAGATCCCGGTCGTAATAGACCTTCTTGAAGGCCGATCCGCCGTACCCGGTGTAGTACAGCAGCTGGTCGAACTCCGGTGTGTACTCCTCCATCACCGTCGTGA